GTCTGTTCCAGTTCCGCCTGGGTCATCTGCAACGGGACGTTCGCCGCCGCCTGACCGATGTAATCCGGCCCATTCGGCCCGTTGGGACCACTCTCGGCCAGCGTCAACGCATTCCCGTACGCGCGTATCCCCGGCGTGAAGTAGGGCGACAGATCGCCGCGCGTGGTCTGATATTGCTGTTGCTGGAGGTTGGCGGCGTCCTTGGCCGATTTTGACGCCTGACTCGATCCATAGAGTGAGGAGGCCGCGCCAATGACGGCGCTGCCGGCGGTAGCGGCCGCTGCCCATCCGAACGGCATCTCAGTCCTCCGTTGCTAATTCGTGCATTTCATCGATCTCCACGCCCTCGGTGCCGTGCAACGCATGGATGCAACAGAACACCACGCCATCGGTAAGCGTGGTCATCGTGTGTTTGACGCCGGCCTTGATCAGAACGCCGACTGGTCCGGTATAATCCCCCAGCATCACGTCCCCGGCCACGATCCGCATGGAACCATATGCCAGCAGTGTGATGTGATCGTAACGATGACCGTGCTGCGGAATGATCGTCCCGGCCCGTGCCACGGCGGCGGTCTTCACGAACAGATCATCGGTCAGTTTGATCTCGACGGAGATCGGTTGTTCGGCCGCGTGTTTCATGATTCGACCCGCATCGACACAATCAGTGTGATCCTGTCCGTCTCGCCGTCATTCACCGTCGAATGGACTTTCAGGTTGTCGAATAAATAACATTCTCCGACACCCATGACGATCCGCTCGTCCTCGCATGTACTGACGCAGTTCGGGTTCGTGGCCAGCGGGATGTATGCCTTGGTCCGGAAGAACTCCGGATGCCAGCGGCCTCGATCATCGTGCGGCTTCACCTGTTGGCCGCCAGGGACTCTTGTGATGAGCACGCCGCCGAGTTGCACCGCCTCCAGCCGCGCCATCAGAGAGAACACCAACGGGCGAAGGTGCGGTAGCGCGTGCCACGCGGGATACATGACCGGAATGAACGGCTCCTCGAATGATGCCGCGCATGTCAGTTCGGCGGGATCACGGAACCGCACCCAGATGTCGGACGTGTTCTTGAACGAGCCTTCTCCGTCCGTTCGGGCAGTGTGCGCGTCCCACAACTCCGGTTGCCGGTAGAGATCCAGCACGAGCGGCAAAACATCGACGTTCTGCGCGATGATCTGAAAGTTTCTCATACGCCTTCCCTGGTGACATAACCCAAGACAACCTTTGTCTGGCACGTTAAACTCTGGATCAACAGAGGGAAGAACCCATGATCGAAGACAACGCCATCGTCAGGTTCTGGAGCAAAATCGATATCTCTGGATCTGATGAGTGCTGGCTTTGGAAGGGCGGCATCAGACCAAACGGGTATGGTCAGATCAAAATATCCAAGGAAACGAGATCGGCGCACCGCGTGTCCTATGAACTTACGCATGGGACACGCCCGCCGAAAGGATTTGTCGTGATGCATACTTGCGACGTGAAACGCTGCGTTAATCCAAAACACCTGGTCCTCGGCACGACTTTCGATAACGTCAGAGATCGGGACAGGAAGGGAAGACAGGCCAGGGGCGAAGTCCATTACAAGGCGAAACTGACTGAAGCGGACATAGACCTCATAAGAACTGAGCGGGCCAAAGGTGTGTCTCGCATAGTTCTCGCGGAAAGATATGGAATCTCACTCACCGGTATCTCAAGAGCCACTAACGGGCAATGTTGGAAACATATCATCAATCCGCATCCAATTCGCCCAACCATCGGAAGCGGGAATCCAGGCGCGAAACTGACGGAAAACCTTATCCCACTCATTCGGGATCGCGCGCGGGAAGGGTTGTCTTGCCCGGCCATAGCTCGCGAGTTCGGCGTTGCCCGCGAAGCCATAAGACGCATCATCAGCAATAAAACATGGCGCCATGTGAATTAGACGCCAGGAATGGGGAGCCACGCCCCTCCCCCTCTACTAATATAAATCGTAGCACCAACCGCGCCGCCCGTCCGCGAGTAGAGCGAGCCGATCGGCTGCGTGCTGGTTGGCGCCGCCGCGCCCGAGGTCCACGTCACCCCGCCGCCCGGGTTCGCCAGCTTCGCCGCGTTCAACGCGTTATCGGCGGCTATGCGGGCACTCACCTCGGCGGCATCCGCCGTGATGCGGGCGTTGGCCTCCGCCGTGTCGGCCGCCAGGCGGGCGTTGGCCTCGGCGGTATCATTCGCCGCCCGCGTGGCCGCCTCGTCGTCCAGACCCGCCTGGAGCGCCGTATCGGCCGCTACCCGCGCCGCCTCCTCCGTCGCGATCTGGGTGGCGTTGTCCGCGCTGGAAATACCGACCGCGTCTCCGGTGCGGCGGTGCAGCGCCCCGATACACGCCAGCCACGCGGCGCTCAGCATGCCGGAGGGGTCAACGAACGCATCGGGCGGCGGCATCGCGCAAAAGATGTCCCCGTTCGGGGCCGTGCCGGGGACGGACGAACCGCCGGACGCCAACGGGCCAACGTGCCGGGCGTGGCGTAGTCGCGCCATGTTTCGGTTCGATATCACAACTTAATATCCAAGTGCCATCCAGGTGAAATTACATACCGTCGTGGCCGTTAAGCCGCCTTGCAGCGCGTAGACATCGGCGCCCGTCGCGTCGGTCGTCGCCTGCAACGTGAAATCAGCCGGCCCTGGTGTTGTATTGCCGTAGACCGAGCACACGAACGAGACGATGCCGGTCGGCCACGGTGACGGGAAGGTGACCCGGACATGACCGGACAGATCGGTGGCCGCGTAGCCGCCCTGCATGACCGTCAGTTGGACGTGCGTGGACAGGCTCGTGATCTGGGTTTGGAGATTGGCCTCGGCGTTGGTCGCGCGCGTGACCTCGGCGCTCACGTTGGTGTTGGTCGCGGCCAGGTTGCTGTTGGTGGTGGCGAGGTTCGTCGTCAGCGTGTTGTCGGCGGCGATGCGTGCGGCCTGCTCCACGCTGTCGGCGTTCGACCGCGCCGTCGCCTCGGCCGATATCATGGCATCGATGCCAAGCAGGTTCAGCGCGTCGGGCACGGTGGGCGCGGACACGACGGGATACATCGCCGCCGAGACCAGTGTGGTCGCCGGGAAATCGGCGATCAGATTGTTGGCGGCGTCACGCAGCACCAACCGGTACGCGCCATCGCCCCACATCTGAGAGCGACCGCCGGCGTCGAGCACCACGGGGTTACTGTTGGGAAATGTCTGATTGGGGTCGGCCCATGTCTGTTTGGGCGTGCCGGTGCCGACGATGTACGTGGTGATCGTCCCCCCGGCCATGGGGACGCCGTCCGCGTCGGACCATTGCAGCAGAGGCGTAACGACCGGGGGAACGGTCACGCCGCCGGCTCTTGTTGTTGTTGCGCGGGTTGCGGCGGCGGCTGATCGCCACGAATAGCATCCACCCAACACCCTTGAAGTACCGTGCTCATAGGCACCGACCATTCGAGCATGAATACTCGATCCCGCGCCATTCCGAGCCGCTGCCACTGAAGCGATGTCAGGTAGTCGCCGGTTTCGCCGATCGACTGAGTGACCGGATTGCCGAACGTATGCCCGCGATCATTGCTCCATCGCAGCGAGATCAGGTTGGCCGGCCCCGGCATCACACCAGGATTGGGTGACGTGCCTGTCTCGAAATCGGCCAGGAACTGGCGATAGAAAACGCGATCCCCATCCGCGACCATATGCGGGAACGATCGCGTTCGTTTGATCGGGCCGCCGAAGTCGGTGAACACGGCCAGATCCAGAGCATACAGATTGCCATTCTGCCAGTCGCCGATGACCGGCGTTCCGTTGCACGACCAGTAGCAGTTGGCCCGGTGCCGGTGTTCGACGCCGTTGACGTCGATCCACGACCACTCATGCCAATGTTCGGTGGTTATATCGTAGGACCATGTTTTGTCGGCTGTTGGGAATACCAACACGTAGAACGCGTGACCGGCGATCTGGTAGGTGAAGCCGATCGCGTCATCGATCCTGGCATATCCCGCTATTTCGGCTTCGATGGCGTAGGTGCTGACCCGTTTCGTCTGATAGCCGCTCCCCATGATCACGATACCCTGGCCCTGCCGGTCGCGTGAGAGCCAGTAAACCCCGTTGTCATAGTTGGCGGCCGAGTATTTCGCCACGATGCCGTGATCTATGAAAACCTCCGGTTGGGACTGAAACGGAAAATCCGCCGCGCCGACGTTGGCGAATATCTCTGTCGTTCGGTCCCCGAGTAGCCAGATGTCGCGCTTCGCCACCACCAGGGTTCGCAACAGGTCGCTGTAGCTTTCCTTGTTCGCGAACCACAGCGGGTCGAACGACACCGCGAGACTGTCGGAGGAATAAAACTGCGGTGTGTTGGGCTTATTGAACAGTAAATACGTGTCGAGATAATCCACCTTATCGGCGCCGACGAACACGCCGCCGGGGTCGGTCTGGATCAGGACGGTGCAGATCAGCGGGCTGGCGGGCGTGGGGTTGGGGGACGCGACCGGGAAGTTGGCATAAGTCGTGTTGGAGGTGGCACCCGGCGTCGTGCTGCCCCGGTTCCAGGTGCCCGCGCTCTGGTCACAGCAAAAGCCGATCCAGTATTCACTCCCCTTGTCCACGGCGACCGAGGGCGGCGCGCTGTTGGTGCCGGTGAACAGGAACGTATTGACGCCGGTCACCGGGCTGGTCGTCGGCACCGCCGATCCGAGCACCCCACCCAGCCCCGCCGAGTACAGGGAGCACTTCATGTGTCCCGAGAACCCGGCGCCGAGCGAAACGGTGACGCGGGTCACGCGGCCGCTGAAGGTGGGCACGAACGGCGTATAGCGGGCATTATCACGCACGATCGGGTCAGTGCCGGTGATCGCGGTGACGGGGCTGAGCGTGCCGCTCTGGACGATGCCGCCAAAGGTGTTGTCGGCCAGGGTAATCTTCCAGCCATCCGCGCTACCATCGACGATGACCATGTCGAGGCCGTTGTCCACCATGGAGACCGGCGTCGTCAGGCCGGCGGTGATGTCGCCGAGATGCGTCCCGGCCCATGTCGTGGGGTCCACCAGATACACGCCGGGGCCGCTGACGCAGTAGATGCTCCCCGTGGTGGCCTGCCGGATGCCTCGGATGGGACCGGGGCCGATGGTCGAAAGTATCCGCGTCCCCGGCGTGGGGTAGTGTCCCGCCGGCATCGGCTCGCCCTGTGCCTGGGGGAGGAGCTCCACGTAAAGATTCCTGCACGCCTGGGCCGCCGCCACCACGCTGCGCGCCATGTACGCTCCGCTGGTCAGCGCGACTTTCATGCCTCGGTCGCCGCTTTCAGGGGTTCGCCCTCCAGCGCCGCGATACGCGCGGTCAGCGTCTTCACGGCATTGACCAATGCCGCGATGATCGTGTCCGAGGTAACGCCCAGCACCGGCTTCGCGACGGTGCCCGCCTCCACCACCGCCTCGGGAATGACTTCCGCCAGTGCCTGAGCCGAGAAACCGATCTCGGCGCGCTGCCCCGCCCCATTTCTGCGAAACCGGATCGGCACGATCTCCATGACCTCCGCGAGGCCCACGGTGGCCGGCTCGATGTCCGACTTGGTCCTCACATCGGAGGTCGAGATATACGCGCCGTTTCCTTGCCACGGTCCGAGCCAGTTGACGCCGCGATAGTTTGGCGCGGGCGCGTCAGCCTTGAATGTGATGAAAGCCCCGACGCCAGTGGCATCCCAGGTCAGGTTGCCGGTCGCGTTCTCCCAGTTCCACAGCCAGTCGGAGGAGAACGCGAAGACCCGGTTGGTCGTGCTCAGTTCGTACATCTGGAGCGCGCCATCGCCGACCTGGACGGCGTTCGTGGCTTTCACGGTCGCGCCAGTGATGTTCCCGGTCGCGTCGATATTGCCGCCGGTCGCCAGATGTCCCGACACATTGAGGTCACCGAGGATCGTCCCGCCGCCGGCGGGCACGAACGCCGCGTTGAGATCAGCCGCGTAGAGCACGTCCCCATCGACCCACGGGTAACCGGAGGGGCTGCCGGTTGGGGTGCCGATCAATGGCGGGATGCTCGCCAGACGGGCCACGGGTCTCGCCATGTCATATCCTCCGTTAACTCAGCACCGACCCGCCGCCCGTGATCCAGGCCTGATTGAGGCCGCGTCCGCTCCACGACGACACGTCGCCCCGGTGATGCGTGAGCGCCGCCGGCATGCCGAGGAGGGGTATCTGGCTGTTGGCCATTCTGATCGTCTCCAGGGCCGCCCTGGCCTGTCCCGCGAGGAACGGCGAGATCTGCCCGCCCGAGGCGATGACGATGCGGCAGGCCAGATTGGAGACGATCGCATCCGTGTATTCCGGTGGCAGGTCGAGCGTGTTTTGCAAACTGTCGTAGTCCGGCAATGACGCCTTAACCAACAGATGCATCTGATAAAGGCTGGCCGGGGCCACCGGGTAGAAATACACCCGCGCCTGGGGCCAGGCGCTATCGTAGAACACCGCTGACGGGATGCTCCTGAGATCCTTGATCGTGATGTGCGACCAGTCTTCCTTGGCCTCGATGATCGACAATGGAATATCGACCATGTTCGGCGTGCGCGCGATCGGCTGTTGCCCAAGCGGAAACGGCAGTTCCTCCGCCAGCGCCGCGCCGTCGTCGCCGAATGAACCCGGCCCGATCGTCACCCAGGCCGAGTGTATTTTGTCCGGTCGCGCGACGTTGAAATCCAGGCCCCGGCCAATGGTGTACCAGTTCGCCCCCGTGGAGACGACCGACGTCTCGACCTCGTTCCAGATCAGCCAGCGTTTGCGCTGCCACTGACCCAGCATCATCATAAGCATACCGAACGCGTCGTAGACGTCCTTGCTGTTGCTGGCCACGCTCTGCTTATCATTGACGCGGCCCGCCATCCGTAACGCCATGAAGATGGCCTGCTCGACGGTCTCCACGAGCGCGGGCAGGAATGGTGCCACGTATTGCTGGTTGATCGCGCTGAACGCGGCCAGTGCCGAGGCCGCGATCTGCACATCGATCGGACTGGGCGGCAGTGAATAGATCTGCCGCAGCCGCACCGCCATCGTGGTCAGGAGGACGTGCTCATAGTTGTCCCAGTAAGGGACATCCGTCGTGAGATCGGGAAACGTCGGAACCGCTGTCCGATTGGCCTGGACGAGCCGTTCCAGGTTCCACTCGTGGATCATCGCGTTGAGGGCTTTGAAGCTGTCGTTGACGTCATCGGGCATGGGGGTCTGCCCGACGCCGTTCACATTGCTATTTCGTAATGACAAAAAGATGATATCGTTCGCTATCGTCATTTTACGTGCTTCCTCAGCGGCTCACCCGAAGCACGAGCGCCGCCACGATAATGACCATGGCCACTATCGCGGTCGCCGCCCACGCCCAGCCGATCACGCCGATAAGATGCTGAACCATACGCCGACATCGGGCGAGACGAACTGCGCCTTGCCGGCCGCCGCGAGACTGATCCCCGTGGCCGCCGCCGCGTTGTTGATGGTGTCCGCTGTCCCAGGTGCGGCGAACACCTGGGTAGCGGCGGCTCCGCTGTTGATCAGCGTGACTTCCTGACCGCCGGTAGCTGGCGGCAGGGAGACGCTATCGGCCGCCGTGGCGCAGACCGAGATGCGGTTGAACGCCGCCCGGAGGGGGGCAGCGGCGGCCCGCGTGCCTCCCGCCGTCGCCGTGATGTTGTTCTGAAAACTGGCGATCCCGGTTGGATCGAACAGTTGCGGGCCGCGATCGTATGCCATGGGTGGGGCTCCTTACTCGATGTGTTTCCAGATATGTCGCTCTCGGATCATGTAGACGGTCGATTCCGAGACATTGAACCGCTTCGCCGCTATACGCGCGGGGCCTGCCATTTCCCGGATAGCCCTGACCTCTCGCTCAGTGAGTTTCGCCATTCCATGATCAGACCCGAGGTGCGCGACACTTTTGCCGCGCCCTTTGGCTATCATATCCGCCTGATTGTCTTTTTGAGTTCCCAGGAACAGGTGGTCTGGACGTGAACAAGGAGGATTATCGCATCGGTGCAATATGTGCAGTCCATCAGGAATTGGACCGATGTGGAGTTCGTAAGAAAATCGATGTGCCTTCCCTTGTCTGTTCGGGCCAATAGTCAGAACACCATAACCGTCTTTGGTGTGACCGCTCCAACCCCAGCAGTCCGGACCTTTAATCACGAGATGCCAAAATCTCTCTTCCGGCGTCATTCCGATAAGTTTGATCTGGAGTTCCGCATACGGACTACCGTGCCGCCGATTGGCGTCGTAGTGACGGGCACACATGTCCTTGGCCCAGGCAATCCTTTCACAGCCGGGGATAGAACACGGTCTCGGTGGATTGAGCATCATACCAGCCTCTGTTGTGAGGCTGGATATGTTGCACATATTCATTAAAACCACAACTAGCCTAGTTTGCAGCCAATCGAACTGCCAACTGCGGCCTTAACGCAACCGCTCCCCAAAGCACATCGATACGGATTGGCATTGTGTCATCTGAAATCGAGTATTGGCGAACTGCTCGCATACTAATTCCGTCTTTTACTACGCGGGAAGCCATGTCAACACCCCCGGGCATAACTAAATCCGCAGTTGCGAATGTAAAAGCGTCAGGATTGTAAGCAAGAGATAGTCCAGTAGCAGTGGAAGCGGTGCCCTGGAATGTCAACGCCGCCGTCGCATTGGCCACGGGAATGGCGACGTTCTGCGTCGGGCTGCCGACGAGAGCATTAATGGCCGGTGCGATGGCCATGTTGCCGCCGCCGCCGCCGTAAGACGCCGTCAGCACGAACTGCTGCAGTTGCCCACTGTTGACCTTGGTTTCCGGGTGGACGCGATAGACACCCGCGATCGTGAACACGTCGCCCACGTTACCCGCGCCGGCTCCGGTGATCACGGCCAGGGTAGCGCCGGTCGCCTGGTTGAGCACGATCGCCGTCGTGTAAGCCCCATTCTCGGCGCCGCGTGTCTGGGTGGTGAGGTGGGTGTTTTCGGCCCATTCAAAACCGCCCGCGAGGCCCATGACACCATCGGTGTATTGCCGCGCGATCTGGGTGGATTGCTGGAAAAGACCCTTAAGCGAGTCGACAAGATCGACATTCGTTTGGGTATTGATACGAAGTTGCCACTGTTTGCTTTGCGGCGTCAGGTTGTCGAGCAGCATCTTGCGAGCCACGAGAACATCCTTGAACGACTGCGCGACCCCCGGCGTGCCGGTCTGGTTCCAGACTGTCGGCCACATCATACCAATGACCGCCGCCTCGATCTGAGCGGCGAGAACCGCGATGGCCGGCTCGATGTAGCGGGCGGTGAAGTCGTCGATCGACAGCGTTAGTTCGGCGGACGAGAACGAGAAATCGACGTGGTACTGATTGGTGATCGGCAGGCTGACCTGGGTTTCAACCGTGTTCTGGAGTGACAGCGCGGGCGTCGTGCTGACGGTGTATTGCACCGGCAGGCGGATACGCAGCGTGGAACCGATCTTGGCACCGCTCTGCGCGAAGCTGTCATCGTATTGTCTGTTTATTGAACCGATGAAGTTGCATTTTTGGTGCAGTATCGCAAGGGCTTTCGCCGTGATCATGTTTATGGTGAGTAGCGTATTTGTGGCTGCCATGGTGGCCCCTGTTGTTCAAACGGATTGAAGGAGAGGCGTCCGCACTCATTGGGACGCCGGTTCAGTCCGCTGTCGCAACAGAGAAGCCACGCGATCAGCCGGGATACGCACGCCACGCGGTATTAATGGATCCGCTACCCATCGGCACGTCACGTCACGCGGTGGTTGCCCGCTCCGCTGCCGGGTAGACGCTACTTTTTCTTCGCGGGTAGCCTCTTCGTTCCGCGTTTATCGTCGGCATCGGCGAACTCTTTCGCCACCGAGGTCGGTACACCGACCTTCTTCGCGAACGCCGGGTTGTGCGCCGCCGCGCGCATCATGTTGGCCTGGGCCTTTGATTTGCTCGGCATCAGCGCCTCGTCTGCTTCTCAAGGGTCTGGCGCATATAAAAATCGGCGAGTTGCTGCGCCGTCGCCGTGTATTCGTTGAACTGCGGCGATGCGCGGCCCGTCACCGGACGCACCGGAGCCGGTGCCCTGGTCACCGGGATCGGTGGCGCCGGATGACCATTGACCGGCCGCGCCAGTGCTTCCTCGATCGTGGCGGCATACCTACCCAGAGCCACCGCCCGCGCCCGCTCGCTTCGCAGATTGGCGATGCGCTCGACCGCGTCCGGATCGGCGGCCAGCGCGGCGGCGACCTTGACGCCCTCACCTCCTGGCATCTCGACCAGCAACACCGCGAAACCAGGGTCGGCGCCCATCGCGATAAGGTCGTCACACCGTTGCTTCCAGTCATTGAACTGCGCCGCCCCTTGCTGGTGGAACGTCTCGGTGCGGATCTGCGCCTCGACCTCCTGACGGATGGCACCGCGCTCACGCTGGAGGCGCTGCTCGGGCGTCTCGTCCTCGGGCGCCACATTGACCACCTGCCGCCGGTAGAACTCCAGTTCCGCGCGCTGGGCATCCCGTTCCCGCTCGGCGGCGGCCAGGCGGGCGCGGATCTGAGCGACACGCCGCCCCTCGCTGTCACGGTCCCGTCGCGCCTCCTCCTCGGTCTGCTCCGGGGCGTCCGGCTCCGGTGTGGACTCTTGCGGCGGGGGATCGGGAACGGCGAGTTGCGGCGCCCCTCCGGGATCGGGAATGACCGGGTCGGTGTTTGTTTCGCTCATTGCAAGTTACTCATCATGACTACCGCCCTGAATGACCACAAAGCGACCGCCCGGCGGCAAAGGGTCGGGGATATCAAAAGAAAAATCCTCGCCAGGAACGGTTCGCGGCCGGGTAGCTTTCAATTGATCCAAACCAGCGATAATCCCCTCAAGTTCTCGAATACGAAGGCCCATCTCGGCAATGGTATCGAGTGCGGCTCGCATGTCGTTGTCGCTCCATCGGCTCATCTTGGCGCGTTGGGTTTCACGTCGTGGTGGATGACGGCGGGCTGGTCGTCCTCCGGCATAACGGCGCGTTTCGCCAGCGAGCCGCACAGGATGGCGAGCTTGGCCTCGAGATCGAGGATGCGGTCGTATGCCCTCTGGAGTTCCGCGCCCTGACCATCAAATAGCGCGGCCCAGCCTTCGGGCGTCGCATTGACCAGGCGCAGCCGCTCGTTCTCCATCTCCAGCCGCTCGTTCTCGGCCAGCAGACGGGTGCGCTCATCGACCAATTCGGTGAGGAGTTCGGTGCCGGTGGCGGTCATTGCTGTTGCAACGCGTTCGGTTGCCGCTGTTGGGCGGCCGCCGCGCCACCGCCCGCCATCAGGCCGGCGAGGCCATAGCGGCGGATGATGTTCATCGTATTGGCATCGAAGACGACATAGTTGTGGCTGCCCTCGCCCGCGCCACGGCTGCCCTGATCGAGGTATCGAATGCCGGGGATGCCCGCTTGTGACATAATCTCAGAGGGGGCCGCCGGGTTGCCTGGGTTTTGTCGCACCAGATGACGATGCAAATCGGAACCGGTCCACTTCGACGTGTCTCCCAGATCTTGCCGCATCGTCTGACTGACATATTGCGCGGTGGACATATCCGGCCATCCGTCCGGTCTGCCGATAACTTCGCCTTGTAGCGTCGTCGCCCATCTGCCAGTTGGTAACTTCGTCACGCCGTCCGGTAGTTTTGGCAGAAGCGATTGAACATCCGGATGTTGCTCTGACAGCGGCTTGTCCCAGTGCAGGAACCGCTCGGGGTCGGCATTGACGTTGACCTCATACATGTGGCCCTGACCGCCATACTTCGCTTCCTGGTGGGCATCGAAATGAGCGGCCAGCGCGTCGGGGTTTTCAACGTCCCACCGCTGCCGCCAGTCCGGGTGTGTCTCCATCGCGCTGATGGCGTCGGCCGGGCGATCAAAACCAAGATAGTCTTCCGCCTTGAGCGCCGCCCGAAGCTCCGGCGCGATTTCACCAGTAAAGCCTGGAGCGGGACCGCTCAGTTTTTTCCGATACCCGCGCGCCACACCCTCGTTCTCCGCGCCATACCCCGCGCCGACGCCATACGCCTGCTCGCCCTCGCCCGTGCCGATCTTGGTCGGATCGAACTCGCCCAACGGATTGCGCTCAGTAGGGGCAAACAGGTGCGGCGAACCGTGATAGATGGTGAAGCTGGGCTGCTCAACCACAGGTTCCGGCGCACGCGACGGCGGCGGATTGGCCAATGGACGACGCGCCCCCAGACTGACCGCCCTCGCCCCTCCCGCCACCGGGGTCACACCCGCCAGCAACGACGCCTGGTCATAAACGCCCTCCGAACCGCGCCGGAACGCGTCGATCTGCTCCTGGGACATCGGCACCGTTCCGCCGCCGGCGAAAACGCCCGGCCGGAACGACGGATCGGGCATGCCCACCGACTGCTGAGGTCGCGTCGTCTCGGTGCCGACAGGGTTGTTCGGGTTCCAGATCGGCGCCCGCGCGACGGTCTTCGCCCGCTGCTCGGCCAACCACGCGGTCAGCGCGTCAACCCCGGCCACGGTGTTCCGGGCGTCCGCCACGGCCATCGGGTCGGTCGGGTCGCCGATCTGCCACGGCGCGAGACCCAGCGGGTTGCCGCTGTCGTCGCCGATCTGGAGCGGATTACGGGCCACCGCCGCCCCCTGGAGCCGGTCCCGACGGCGCCTGACCGTTCGCCCCGTTCACCGGCACGGGCGGCGCCAGCGTGGCCTGTAGCTCGCTCTCGTCCGCCGCATGTTGCCGGAGGACCGGGTGGATCTCGGTCTGGAGCATATCGGACACCATCTGTCGCACGATCACCTGAAGCGCCAGCGGGTCGATCGCGCCCACCGCTTTAAGGCGGTTCGTCTCGGCCTCGTAATCCTTGATCTCGATCTCCTGGCTCTTGTCTTTCGCTTGCTCCTGAGCGTGAACCAGTTGGGCCTTCAGGCTGGCGATCTCCGCGTCGGCCTTCTGAAGCAGCCCTTGCGCCTGTTGTTGCATCTGCTGGGCCTGCTGAGTGACCGCCATGACCTGGGGATCTGGCCCCGCCTTGTATTGTGGCGGCAGGCCCCGCTTCAACCGCTCCGCCAGTTCGTCCGCGTTCGGGAAATCCGAGTTCGCCGCCCAGAAATCACCGACGATCTGGAAGGCGGCGGGGTTTTGTTGCATTATTTGACTGAAAGCGTTGGCCGCCTCCTGCCTTTGCGTGCCATACGCCGGCCCGACATCGGCCTCGACATCATAAGTCCCGACATTTGGGTTGAAAATGATCGCCGGATCGGGTGTTTCCGGGTCTTCCTGCTGTTTCTGGGCCTCGGCGGGCGAAATCGGCCCCGGTGGCGCTCCGTTCGGCTGTTGCCCGATGAACTGATGCGCGTCCGGCAGGTCCGGCGCGATCATCGCCTTGTTTTCCGTGCCATCCTCGGCCAGCGTCATCACCACGCGCCGCGTGTCGTATATTTTCGGGATCAGATCGAGCAAAATGCGACCGATTTGCCGGATACCCTTGGCCTGATTATCGATATAATGATACGTCGCCGTGTCGCCCTGGCGCTGCCGCTGCTGTATGGCGATTCCCGACCGCTCGTTGCTCGGCATGCCCAGTTCAGCCTGATATTGACCGGTCACGCTCATCAGATCCTGCCGCGCGATGGTCATACCCTGAATGTAGGCCTGGGCCATGGTCGGCGGCTCGACCCGTGAGGGTGGCGGGATCGGATTTCCCGCCTCATCGAGGCCGTTATAGACCAGCACCGACCAATTTTTGACGTTCGCCGTCGCCCATTGCTCCGTTCGGCCCTCGATCGCGTCGGCGCGGGCCACGTAAGGCGTTTTGGTCTGGAGAGCGACCTGTTCGACGGCCGCGCTCGCCCAGTAATTGTAAATCCGCTGAGCATCGATCTGGGCTCTTGTGTGCCCTTTCCGATCCATCTGGCCCTCGATCACCGTCTCTTCGCCGATGAACGGCACGATCGGGATGTATTTACCCAGCCATTGCTCGCGGTCGATGACTTTGTTACCGGCCAGCTTGAACCACTCGATCTCCGGCTCCGCCACGTCACGGCTCTGGACGATCAGTGGCTTCACCTGATCGCGCAGCTCCGCCGGGATCTCGCTGTCGCGCACCACAGTCCCATCCCGGAGCCGGTGCAGCGTCTCGTTGTTCATGTTGCGGCGCCAGTATTCCGCTATCCTGACGTGATCCTTGTCGTTCCAGCCGTCGCTGTGCTCCAGCGTGGCCGGTGCGACGTTGTCCTCTTTCCCGTATTCCTCCTCGTAACGATCGCGCGGGATGTCCTCGAACACGAACGCGAAATCGGCGTCCGATTTGTCGTAAGACCGGCAATCCGGGTCCATGTAGACGCTGCGTGGATCGGGTATGCGACGAATGAACAGGTCGAGGTCGAAACTGTTTTCATCCACGTAGTCCGTCTCGACGCGCACGTAACCGATGCCGCTCTCGACCTGATGGTATGTGGCGGTGGAATACGCATCGACCGCCTTACTGACATACTCGATGCGCCGGATGATGCCGGAAAACACCTGGGCCGCTTCGTAGCTGGCGTGACCGCCGACAGGCGTCACCTTGATCTGCGCCTTGTTCTGCCGCGCGTCGTTGATCACCTGGAGATTGTGCTGGCGCACCTGGTTGTATGTCAGCGTCGGCCGCTCTCCGCGATCCGTCATGGTGCCCGCGTTGGAATACCACTGCCATCCGTTCTGGCTGTCACCGTTGGCGAACCGCGTATCGAACAGGGCACGCGTGCGCCACGCGCTCTCCCAACCTACGCACCGCTCGAAGCGCGCCTTGGCCTCCTTCAGGATGTCCTCGTCGCTGTCTTTAGCGCGTGGCATCTCTCGCCTTGATCCGCTCTTCCAGCCGCGCGATGCCTTCCTTGACCGTCGCGTCCGTCGCCTCCAGGCCGCGTCTGACATCGCCGACCAGCACGCGGTTCTGGTCCATCGTCGCCCGCATGACGTTCACCTCGGCTCGCAGCACGTCAACGCGCCGCTCCAGGTGGTGTACCGAGGCAAGCCACGTGCTGGCCGCCGCGACACCACCGAGGAGCGTGCCGGCGAGGGCGACAAGCGTTGCCGCGATACCGAGGTTCTGACGGACCCAACTGGTCGCGACCTCGACCAAATCATCTGAGGTTCAGTTGACGCAATGGAATCTCGCCCAACAACATCGAGACCAGAACCAAAATGAAAATGAGCGCCACGATGGCAATGGCGATGGTGCCGAACGGCGCCGGCAGCGGCAGCATCTGGATCACCCAGACGATAACACCGAGGACAAGACAGAGGACAAGCAACCATATCAGGAGGGTAATCATGACGACCTCGCGCGTTCGGTTGGCGCCGCGATCCAATGGTCGCACACGAACACGAACCGCTTGCACGCCGGGCACCAGTGTTGAGTGCGGCATCGGGTCACGTCGCCCGCTTCGCGTGGCTTTGGCACCCCGATCATGCTGTCGTGCTGTCGAGAATGAGGCCAAACGCGGCCATGGCGTTGAGCAATGACACCAGAGCGGCGCCACTCGCCCGCGAACCCGTCACGGTCTGCCTGCCGACAGGAGTCGCGATGTTGAGTCCGAAGGTGTTCATCTTCAGCCGGTCAACGAAAAACTCGCCGTTCGAGCGCGTGATGGTCAGCGCCGGCGTTCCCAGCACATTCCCCGTATCGTCATAACGGTACAGCAAGAAGTTGGTCCCGGCGTTGGCGCCGGTCTCGGCCGCGTTGGTGCCGAATATCCACTGCCAACGATACGAAGCAGGGTCCAGTTCGTTGCCCGTGTTGACGACCAGGGCGCGTTGCTGGCCGGAGTTGGCCACCATGCCCATGCCTGTCGGGCCGCCCGCCGGGGACTTTACCTGAACGGCGGCGAACTGGACGGACTGCCTACTGTGGCCGTCGCTATTGAGACCGTAAGAACCGAGACTTCCCGGCGGCGTCCAGGACCAGCCGTTCAGGAAATTACCCTGCACCACATGCGAGGCATTGTCCGTGGAAATGAACAGACCGGGTTGTGTCGATCCAGGCGGCATCGGACTAAGGAAGTTGTTTTCGAATACGATCGTTCCGCCCGTGCTTTGAATAGCGGGGACCGTGGTCCATGCCCCAAGCCCTCCAGGCATGACCAAATACGAATTCGAAACGCGCAAAAAACCGCCCGTCTGCCTGATGAGGGGGATATTCGTCTGTTGCGCGCTCGGATTGATACTGTTCAACACCAGCTCGCCGCCGGTATGATTGATCCAGCCGCCGCCGGTTTGTGATGTTATGAACAGCAGGCCGGCCGCCATCGAAAACTGTGGATTGGTATTCGGACCTGGGCTTGTGTAAACATTCGTTATCATTGCGTGGAGGCAATTATTAACGATGACTCTGGCGCCATTGCCGTCCAGTCCGAGATTGACGAACTGAACCCAACTGTTCGAGTTATCGATGGAAATAGCCCCTTCCAACGTAAAAAAGTCCTCGATCAGCACGGCCTGAGCGTTGCCGTTAACGCCAAACTTCGCCGCGAACGTGTTTCCATCCAAATAAACACCGGTATAAACCGCGCCGCCGCCAAGACCGAAACACCACGAATGCCACCCCTTAATGTGTCCCGTGTCAAAGGCGTTATCGATCCACAGGCCGACATTCAACGCGCCCATCTCGATATCGTTGATGAAATAGCCGCCGATGCTGCCATTCGACGCTGAATTGACGATGCCGTCCCAGGCCCCCTCGACAGCCACTCCCGACAACCTGAAACGGTTCGAGGACGTTATGATGATCGCGGGCGGATACATGATGCCGGTGGTGAGATTGCCGCCGGCCGCGAGCGTCCTGAAGTTCGCCCTGACGCCTTGCGTGCTCGTCTGCGCGAAGGAAATCCGCAGATCCCGCACGATCGGTGACAGCGCCTCCCGTCCGGTCAACGATATGACGCCGGTATCGGTGTGGCTGAAGTCCGTGTCGATGACCAGGACGGTGGCGCCTCGCCCGGCGCCGTACAGCACCTGTCCCGCGCCAACCACGATTTGCCCGGTGATGCGAAATGTGCCGGCGGGTGCGTGAACAATCTTGTTCGCCAAAGCGGCGCGGAAGCTCGCCGTGCTGTCCGCCACGCCTGTGGGATCGGCGCCGTACGTGATGACATTAACAGCGCCGCCACCCTCGCCCCCTCCCGCGTTGGCTATCGCCGCGTTCAGTTCGGACGCGAACAGTGCGTCACCCTCTGACCACGGATAGTGCGGCCGGTCGTTCATGTCGTCACCGCCTGCATCTCGATACCGGACAACGCGCGCGGCCAATACGAGACGCGGCGCAGCCACCCGCCGCCGTTATCCGGCGACCCTGGACTCGACACCGTCATGAAGCCGATCCCCGGCGTTGTGAGAGACGCGAACCCCGTCGACATGGCGCCGGAGGCGACGGCGCCCCCGTTGGCGCAAGCCGTGCCATTGGCCGCCGCCCAGGTGCTGGCGGTCTTGCTGACCGCATTCGCCGTGATGGCATTCGCGACGCTGACCGCCGCCGCGCCGTCATACTGACCCATCTGAAGCGAAGGGTTGGCATACAGTGGTGTTATGCTGCCGCCGCCAGGGGCGACGGCGGCGATCAACCGCGCGTTGCCGCCCGTGGTGTTGAACATGAGGAACTCGGCCATCCACGATCCGGCCGATGCATTAAACCAGGACACCATGTTCGCGGGCGAAATCCGGCAACTGTCCTGCGCCCGCGTCACCGCCGCCGACGTGGTGGGTATCCAAGAGGTCGGATATACGCTCACGCCGGCCACGCCGGCCTCCAGCTGTGCGTTCAGCACGGAGCCCGTCACCGTCAACGTCAGCGTTCCAGCGGTCGCCGTGAATGTCTGCGACACCCGCTGCGTGGCCCCGGCTCCGACCAGCGCGCCGGTCGCCGCGCCGCTCTTGGTTATGGTGCCGGTGCCTTGAAACGACAGCGCGTAAGCCTGTGCGGCGACCGTTACGCTCTGCGTGCCGAGTGCCGCGCTGTTCAGCAGCAGATTCGTCCTGCCATCCTCGATCAGCAGCCCACGCAACGCATGCGTCACCGGGTCATAATCCCAACGCGGCGCGTTGATCGCCGCCGTCTGTATCGTTCCGCCCGCGTCGGTGTATGTCGCGGTCGAGGCGCGGGTGAAAGTGATGCGCGGGTCAAGCGCGCCGGGGGTCATGAAGTCGAGAGAGAGCGATGGCGCCCCTGTCGCCGCCCACGCGCTACCCGTCCAGCCAAACCGGGCCACGCCGTCGAGCACGCCGTAGGGAGTCGGCACCGACGATCCGGCCTGCCCGGCCGGCTGCCACGCGGCCCCGTCCCAATCAAACGCCGCGACACCGCGCAATCCGCCGGTTGGCGTCGGAACCGTCTCCGTGCCACCCGGCGGTGTCCATTGTGATCCCGACCACGTGTAGACCGCGACCCCATCGAGCACGCCAGTCGGTGTCGGCACACCCGGACCAGATCGCCCAGCCGGCGCCCACGACGGACCGCCGGTGAACGCCGCGACACCCTGGAGATTGCCCGTTGGTGTCGCCACGGAGGGGCCAGCGCGGCCTGTCGGCTGCCAGACGGTGCCATCCCAGTTGAACGCCGCCACGCCCTGGAGGACGCCCGTGGGCGTCGGCACGCTCATGGTCGGATCGGAGACAGCCACTGATTACGGCTTACGTATTACGCAGTTACGCATTACGTATTACGCCACGGTAACCGTGTTGCTCATGGGCGCCACGGTCGAACCGAGGGCATTGGTGGCGGTCACCACGCAGGCGAGACCATGGCCACTGTCCTCGGCTTTTGTCGCGTAAGTGGCGCCCGTGGCCCCGTTGGCGACCCCGTCGTTGTGCCACGCGTAAGTATAGGAAGTCGGCTCGCCATCCCAGTTGCCCATCGTGCAGTTGAGTTGCGCGCCGCTCTGGCTGACGTAGGGCACGTCACGGTTGACCGGCGGCGCCAG